AGAATGTTTTGAAATGGATGATTTTGAAAATGTAATAAGTGTTGATATTTCTGTAAAGAACATTTGGCTTAGTTTGATTGTGGATTTGGAAGAATTACGTCAGAAATATAATGAAACAAAAGATAAAAGATATTGGAAAGAATTAATCAGGTTATTACCTGAGTCTTGGTTACAGACCAGAACAATCACAATGAATTATGAAAATATTCTGAATATGATTGAATACAGAAAGAATCATAAATTAAGTGAATGGTCTGAATCTTTCATGAACTGGGCAAAATCCTTGCCATACGCTAACGATTTATTATTCCTATAATAAGTTAATGGAGGTTTAGAAAAATGACTGAAAGTCAGGAAAAAATCAAAATGGTTTGTGATAATATGAAAGACCTGCTTCTTTATAAAAATGAAAAGTATGGTGATTCTGCATTACATCCTAACAATATTTTTTATAAAGGTGATTCTACAAACTCTATCAAGATTCGTTTAGATGATAAAGTTGGAAGAATCAAAAATAGTCAGGAAACAAGAGTAAATGATGTGGCTGATATGATTGGTTATTGTGTTTTACTTTTGGTTTCAATGAATGTTTCAGAAAAAGACTTTGAAAAATTAAAGGATTAAAAGGAGTAAAATCTAAAATGGAAAAGGTAGAACTTTACAGACGTTATAGACCAGAGAAATTTGAAGATGTTGTGGGAAATGAAACAGCTATAAAAAGTATGATGGCTGAATTGAAAAACGGTTCTCATGTATTTTTATTTACTGGTCCAGCAGGTTGTGGAAAAACCACTATTGCAAGAATTTTGGCCAAGGAAGTTGGAACAGGTGATTTATCTTTATATGAAATAAATTCAGCTAACAATCGCGGTGTAGATACAGCAAGAGAAATTGAAGAAAAATCGAGATTCAACCCATCAGATGGAGATTCAACATTTTTCATTCTTGATGAAGTTCACATGATGACAAGTGCCGCACAGAATGCATTTTTGAAACTTCTTGAAGATACTCCAGACCATGTGTATTTTGCACTTTGTACTACAGACCCACAGAAACTCATTAACCCATTAAAGACAAGATGTTCAATAATTAATGTTACACCTTTGAAAGATGATGAAATGATTTACCTGCTCAAGAGAACTGCCAGAGCTGAAAAAATTAAAATTGATTCTGAAGTTTATGAAAGAATCTGTGAAATAGCTCAGGGTGGAAGTCGTAAAGCCCTGAAACTTTTGGCTAAAGTTTTATATCTGGATTCAGATGAAGAAAGACTTGAAGTCCTGAAAAATGAAGATAGTTCAGAAAGTAAGGAAGTGAAAGAACTCTGCCAACTCCTGATGTCAGGAAAAGCAAACTGGTCTTCAATTTCAAAGGTATTAAAAAATATTGATATGACTGAAGCTGAAAGAGTAAGGCAGGCTGTAATGGGATATATGGGAGCGGTTTTACTTAATGGTAAAAGTTCAGCTCCAATTGTTTCAGCCATGCAGGCTTTTTCTTCCGCAGACACCTATAAGAATGGAAAGAGCGCTATTATTGTAGCCTGCCTTGATTATCTGGATTTATTATCAGACCCAGAAGATGATTAAAAAGTAATTTATAATAATTACAATCTTTTGAAATTAGTTCCTATAATAAATACATATAGGAACTAATTTTTTCTAAGGAGTAGAAAATGACAAAAGCTGAATATCAGGCTCAAAAAGAAAAAGAGTCAGAAAATGAAGTTGATTTTGAAAAAGACATTTCAATCAACAAGTACAAATTGGATGAAGAATGTCTTTCACATTCCAGCCTCTATTTCAGATACTCTTCAATGCAGGCTGATGCAAAGACCAGAGTTTCAAAAGCAAAAGATAATCTGGAATTAGTAGAAGCAGAAAGAAATCTTGCAATACGAAAAACTCTTTCAGAATCAGGAACAAAGGTTACTGAAGCTATGATTACATCAGCTTTAATTGTTGATAAAGAAGTAATTGAAGCTAAAAACCAGGTTCGTGAAGCAGAAGATATTTTCATGAAATTATCTGTAGCCGTTCAGGCTTTTGAACATCGAAAATCTGAACTTGACAATCTGGTTAAATTATATTGTTCTGGATATTACTCTGTACCAAATTCTGGTTCAGATGTAAAGAAAGATATTAATGAGCAGACATCAAATGCTGTTCGTAGAAATCTTAATAAAAAATAAATCTATCACAAGGAGTAAATCATGGTAGACAAGAAAAAGAAGAAGAGCGGTTTGGCAAAAAGATACCAGGCCAGTTACGACAATCAGGGTTCCTTCGGCACTAAAGCTGGGGTTATGAATTGGAAAAAGGTTGATGGTGATGTAGAATTCTTCTCACCAAAAGAGGGAAGAAATAGAATTAACATTATTCCGTACACTATCAAGACAAAGAATCACCCGCTCGTTAAAAAAGGTGAATTTGAAATTGGTGAGAAAGACTATGTAATGGACATTTTCACTCACCGTGGAATTGGTCCAAGTGAAGCCACTGTTCTTTGTTTGAAAGAAACCTATGGTAAACCTTGTCCAATTTGTGAGCAGGCCGCTATGCTGAAAAAGCAGGGAAAAGAAAAGGAAGCTGGAGCGCTCAAAGCATCACGCAGAGTCTTTTACAATGTTCAGGATTGCAAGAATCCTGACAAGCTCCTGGTTTTTGAAGCATCACATTTCTTGTTTGAAAAAGAATTGATTGATGAAGCCCGCGACGATGAAGAAGGCGGATTTATTGATTTTGCTGATGAAGAATCAGGAAAAGAAATCAAATTCAGATGTTCAAAGGTATCTAAAGGTGGTTTTGAATTCAATGAATTTAAATCATTCTCTTTTGAAGACCGCGACGAAAACATTCCAGACAATATTCTGGAATCTGCAATTTCATTCGATGAAATCATGAATGTACCAACCTATGAAGAAGTTGAAAAGATTCTTTACGGGGAAGATGATGAAGATTCTGATGAAGATGAAAAGCCTGCAAAGAAATCAAAGAAAGTAGAATCAGATGATGAAGATGATTTTGATGAAGAGGAAACTCCAAAGAAATCAAAAAAGAAGTCTGAACCTGAAGATGACGAAGAAGACTCTGACGACGAGGAAGAAACTCCTGCTCCAAAGAAATCAAAAAAGAAATCAGCTCCAGAACCTGAAGATGATGACGATGAAGATTCTGATGATTCAGATGATGAAGAACCTGCTCCAAAATCAAAGAAATCAAAGAAGTCTGAACCAGAGGAAGATGAAGAAGATTCTGATGATTCAGATGAAGATGAAGAAGATGAAGAACCCGCTCCAAAATCAAAGAAAAAGGATTGTAAAGGTGATTGCGGTAAGTGTCCTTTTGGTCATAAGTTCGGTGAAGAAGCTGACGACTATGATGATTGCGACGATTGTGATGTCTGGGACAAATGCGTTAAAGCAAATGGTTAAAATGAATTAACTATTAAAAAGTCCTTGTTTTCCAGAAATAGAGAGCAGGGACTTTTTTTAGTTAAAGGGAGTGGAAAATGCACTTAAAAGATGTTCTGAATAAATGCAAAGAAAAAGATTACCCTATTACAGCATCAGGTCTTTATTATGCAGGAATTAAAAATGGATTTTTAACAAAGAAAGAAGGTAATAGAAATCTGGACTTCAATAAAGAAAAATTCTTTGAATGGCTTGAAAAAGCAAAAGAAGAAATTCCTGAAGGTTGGGTTTCTATAAATCAATTACATTCTATTCTGGATATAAGTTTAGCTCAGGCTTATATTTTAACCAGAGACCCAGAAAGTGGTGCAAGATATTTTGGAGCAGGAAAAGGAGTTTTATATGTCGACCCAGAAAGAGTTAAAACAATTATCTCAAAGCGTGCAGACCAGCATAAAGAAAAATGGTAGTAAGGATGTGAAAATGGACAAGATTTATTTTCAGACGGATTGTAGAGTTCTGGACCTTACCGTAGGCGGAAACAAAGATGTTTTGGGTTTTCCAGCTGGAAAATTTATCAATATTGTTGGTGATAAAAGTGCAGGAAAAACTTTCCTCTCAAATGAAATTATTGCTAACGCGCATTACAAATATGGAAATAAATTCAAATGGGTTTATGATGATTGTGAATCAGGTTATTCTTTTGATACAGAATCCATGTATGGTTTTGAAATCATGCCAATAAACTCAGAAGAAAGAATTCATTCTGACACCGTGGAAGAAGCTTTCTGCAATATTTCAGATTTTGCAAAGAGTCTGAAAAAATCAGAATGCGGTATTTATGTAATTGATTCTCTGGACGGACTCACTTCAGATGAGCAGGATGAAAGAGCTGAAGAAAGACTTAAACTTCATGAAGAGGGAAAAGAACTTAAAAAAGGTACTTATGCTATGGGAAAGCAGAAATATTTGAGTCAGGAATTTTTCCCGCAACTCTGCTCTGTAATTGAAAATAAAAACATTCTGGTAATAATCATCTCACAGATTCGTGAAAAAATTGACATGTTCAGCTTTGACAAATATACCCGAGCTGGCGGTAAAGCTATGGATTTTTACGCCCACACGGTTTTGTGGTTGGCCACCTGCAAAAAGATTGAAAAGAAAGAAACTCCGGTTGGTGTTGTGGTAAAAGCGAAAACAACTAAATCAAAGACTCCGCGACCTTTCAGGGAATGTTTCTTTAGTTTCCTTTATGATTATGGTCTGGATGGAGTCGGTAGTTCTATTGATTATCTTTTTAATCTGCGAACTGACAAAGGGGAACTTTCTACCAAAGCAAAAGCTATTGATTATTCAGGGGATGGAAAGCTGGACCTGAATCAATTGCAGGAATTTTTGGAAGAGTACGAACTTCAGGAAAAATATGAAGATTCAAAATATTTTGATGGAAAACCTGATGCTGATTCTATTTTTGATTTCATTCAATCAAAGAAAGATTACCGTCAGAAATTTCAGGAAAAATTTGGTAACACCATGACTCGCGAAGAATTGATTTCATATATTGAAGACAATAATCTGGAAGAAGAACTTGACTCCAGAGTTTCGCAGAAATGGGAAGATTTTGAAGATTCAATTAAATCAAATCGCAAAAGAAAATATTATGCGAGCCAGCCCAAAGGTGAGGAGTAAAAATGTTTGTGATTGAGCGGGAAGGACATCTTGGTTTCTGGTGGGATGGTGAATCAGCTATATTTGTTGAGCATAATGCAGGAATTTTTCCTTCCCGCTCTGATTGTCTGGAATACCTTCAAAAATTTCATTCAAAAGAAAAAGCCATTGAAATAATTATGTCAATAAAGAAAGCTGGAAAATCAATTATAAGTTTTTAGGAGAAGAACGAAATGAAACTAAATGATAAAGTAAAAGAATTAACTGACAATTGGACTGAATGGGGAAATTGTTATAGTGAATTAAATCATGAACTTGAATCAAAAAACCCAAGCGCTTTGAAGGTTAAAGAAATTCTTGACAAGAAAGAAAAACTTACAAGAAAGAGGGAAATAATCTTCAAAGAACTCCAGACTTTAGTAAATAAAACTTCTGAAGATATTCAGATTAAATTTAACAAAAGGTGGGATAATTAGATGAAAGATATAATTTTATATAAAGGCGATTGTCTTGTTGAAATGAGTAAAATTGCTGATAAATCAATAGACATGATTTTATGCGACTTACCTTATGGAACTACTACTTGTTTTTGGGACATCGTCATTCCATTTAATAAATTGTGGGAACAATACAATAGAATAATTAAGGATAACGGCGCAATTCTTTTGTTTGGGACTGAACCATTTTCAAGTGTTTTAAGAATGAGTAATTTGAAAATATATAAATACGACTTATATTGGAAGAAAGAAAAACCGACTAATTTTTTACAATTAAAAAGAAGATTTGGTAAAGTCACTGAAAACATTTGCGTCTTTTATAAAAAACAATGCACTTTTAATCCAATAAAAACTAAAACAGATAAAAGAGTTACCAATAAACCAAAACAAAAAAATAATAGTTCTATTGTTTCTGCTAAAGGATTCAAAAATATAAAACCTTACTCAGATGATGGCACAAGATACCCTAACGATATTTTAGAATTTAATAGGGTACCTTTAGGTAAAACGATACATCCAACTCAAAAACCTATTCCATTATTGGAATATTTAATAAAGACATATACCAATGAAAATGATGTTGTTCTTGACAATTGTATGGGAAGTGGTAGTACGGGAGTTGCTTGTAAATTATTGAATCGTAATTTTATCGGAATTGAAAAAGATGATGAATATTTTGAAATAGCAAAAAGGAGGATTTTTGAAAAATGAAAGAGATGATTTTTACAAAAGATGAATCTGAATTTATTCAGGATTGTTTGAATAATGAAATAATGTCTTTACAATCTGGATTCTTTGGTCAGGATATGGAAATTACCAAGAAGAATGACAAAAGAAAAAAGGAATGTGAAAGACTTATTAAAAAATTCCAGAGAGCAGAAAAGAAAATTAAAGTAAGTTCTGCAAAAGGAAAAGGCAGAAATCTTCAATATTGGGTTTGTGAAAGAATCGCTGAAATCTTTGGTATTGAATTTAATCAATCTGACGACAATTGTTTAATTCATTCTCGTGAAATGGGTCAGCATGGAACGGATGTTATTGTTCGCGGAAGATTATATAAAAAATTTCCTTTTGATGTTGAATGTAAATCTTGTGAATCACTTTCTATTCCTGAATGGGTAAGGCAGGCAAGAGAAAATAACAAGGAAGGTAGGGATTGGCTTGTTATTTTCAAAAAGCAGACAATAGGCGGGGAACCTCTGGTAGTTATGGATTTTTCATGTTTTGAAAAATTATTTATAAAAGGGCTGGAATCATGAAAGGTAAAAATTACGCTAACAGAAAACCAGAATCAGAAAGACCTTTGAATGATTTCTACCCAACTCCAGCCTGCATGGTGGAAGAATTGATAAAATCTAATTTATCTATTTTTCATGAAATGATTGAAAATAAAATTATTTTAGACCCATGCTGTGGTAAGTATGCTATTGGTAATGTTCTTAGAAAAAGAGGATTTTCAGAATACAATAGAATCATAGAAACAGACCTGATTTATGGAAATGATTTTTTGCAGGAATATAAAAAATACAAAGGTAAAATTGATTTAATAATCATGAATCCACCTTTTAAGTTATTCGATGAATTTGTAAAGAAATCAAAAGAAATTTCAGACATAATTTGTTGTATTGGAAAACTTAATTTCTTTGGTGCTCACAATAGAAATATTGAAGGGCTCTGGGAACATCTGGAATACATTCTGGTTTTTGATAGACAAATTGCTTTTGATAAACCTGAAACTCCAGATGGAAAAGTTGAATGTGGAATGATGATTACTGGCTGGTTTATCTGGAACAAAAACTATCAGGGACTCCCGCAAATTAAAGTTCTGGATATGCAGAAATACATAAAAAGGAGTAAGTCAAAATGACAAGAACTGATGCAATTTCCTACCTTCACAAATTCATAAAGAAAGCTAATGAAGAACAATTAAGAAGTTTAATTTGTTCCACTTATGGTCCAAGATGTTCATCTGAATGTCCTTTACGAAATGGGATTTCTTGTGAATGTAAAAAAATAGATATGGAAGATAAAAAAGAAGAATAATCCTATAATAAATACATGGAGTTACTAAAATGGATAAAATAAAAATTTCTTGCACAAGTGGTATTACCATGAAACTTTCAGACATGGAAACTTTTCCAGTGAAATTTAAGTTGGAATCACAACTTGAAATTGAAAGAGTGGTAAATTCAATTATTGAAGATGGTTTTCTTTTTCCTATCGCAATAGGTAAAGTAGGGGATAAAAATTACATTGTAGACGGGGAAGTCAGGTATTTTGCACTTCAGGAGCTTGAGTATCGCGGTTACGAGATTCCAGAAATTCCAGTCTTTTTTGTTAGAAGTTCTGAAAAAACAATTATCAGAAATTTGTTAATGGGAACTTCAACTAATCATTCAGTTACAAAAGCTTCCCTGAATAAATTGACGAAGGAAGATTCCCTGCTAAAAAGTTTATCATTCAATGAAGGAACTTTAATTGATTTCTACACCGTGGCTGACCTTGACAGAATCTTTGAAAAATATAAAAGGGAAAAACCAAAAGCTCTGAATGGTTCAGAGAATTATACAGGATTACTTTTGGATGGTGAAATATGAAATTATATTTGTCTGGGGTCATTGAATGTAAAAATGATTTCAAAGAAAAAGGCGGACTTATTGATTTTGTGGAATTTGACAAACTCCATATTCTTCAGACATTTTATGATGTTAAAAATGGGCATGAATTCTATTT